CTTTCAAAATGTTTAAACCCATCAGGGCAATCAGTTTTGATGAAGAACGCGTCTGTATCTGTTAAGAAGTGATTTACAACATAGCCATTAGGTAACATTCCCATGTTTCTAATAGCATTAATATCGTTATCAGCAGTACCAACTCTACCAGGTGTTTGTAACAGTCTATCAGCAACGAACTGTAGATTTGTAGGAACGATTAATTTCATACCTTGAAGAGCCAAGATCATGTCTCGGTCATCTTTAAAGTTAGCAATATCGATCAACGCCGCTTCTAATGAAGTTTCGTTCAAATCAGCATCAGTGCTTGGTTCGTTTGCAAAAGTTCCGCCGCTCGCTAATGGGTGGTCAGTAGCACAAAGCTCCTTTCCATCACCGCCAGTAAAGCTTGAGTTAAAAGCGTTGTTTAATACAGAAGCAGCTTTAACTTGCTTAGTGTGAGCCATACTTCTAGCTAATGCTTTAGTATATCTGGCACCAAGTTTGTCGTACAAATTATCTTCGATAGCTTCTTCAGTCAAAGCAAATGCTAATGCAATTGTTTCGTGAGAGTATCTAGCAGTGTATGACTCCATTGCTGTATCAAAATTTACGCCTTGCCCTTCAGCTTTAGTTGGAGCATTTCCAAAACCTACTAGTAATACTTCTTCTTCAAACGCTCTGTCAGAAGTTTCAGTATCAAAGATTTCAGCGTGCTCGTTTTCGTACCTGTTGTACTCTAAACCGAAAAGGGCGTTTAATCCTGGTTCTAATTCTTTCGCTAATTGTGCTCTAGAAATTGCCATTATTAAACCTCTACGCTAATCCAGCGCTTTTAGCACCCATAACGTGGTTTTGAATAACCACGATTACATTTGTGCCTGCGCTAGCTACGTCGGAATTTTCTGGATCTTGTGAAATGTCAATAGCCTTCAAAGGTAAAGTTGCTGTAGTAGCACCAGTTGAAGTGTCTAATTGCATGTTTGAAGTTCCAGTTTTTGTGTCGCCGACAGGAGATGAATCAACGATATCAAAGTTACCAAACAAATCAGTTACGGGGAAAGCCTCGTCTGATTGAATAGAAAATTGAACCATTGGGTCATCGATAACATTAGCAACAATATCACTAGCAGAAATACTGCCAGGATAACTGTTACTAAATACTGTTTCACCACTAGTAGGATCAGTGTATGAACAGCCATTGAAGACGCCAAGAATAGGTACAGTACCAGAAGCAGTATGCCTACCAATAGTTCCCGCAGTAAGTTGAGTTACCAAATCACCTTGGAAAATAGCAGTAGTAGCACCACTTGCAATTCTGTATTTTTGTTGGCCGCCAGTCCATGATTGTCCACCAACTTTTCTAACAGGGATTAATCCCATTTTAGTAGTTTCGTTTGCCATGTTTATTCGACTTTAAATTCCAAACAATTAATAAATCAGAGGAAACTATTTAGTCCCTCCACCAAATGTAACCTTGCTCTTCCTTTCCCTAGAGATAGGCATAGCAGGGTTTTCTTCACGCATAAGGTCATTGTCCACAGCCGTCATTTGATTTTGTGTAGCTTGTTCAAAGTACTCAGATCTTTGTTCGACGATATCTTCGTCTATTTTGCAGAGTATCAAGCCACCCACTCCAATGACGCCCGCATGACGACCATCATCGACGGTTGGATAATCGTAACCAGGAACTTCTTCTGGTTTTACTGGCTCCCAGCCTTCACGAAACCTTTTGGAAACATTTGTTCGGTCTTCTTGACCCAACGTTTCAGCCCTTATCCATCGGTAAACCATACCAGCTGGAGGATCGTTAGGAACCTCTAACATAGAAGGTGGCTTCCAAGGAGTCTTGGCCTTTTGTGTTGTCATCCTAGTTTCTTGAGCTCTAGGTGCCCTTTTTTCAGTTTTAGTTTCTTTACTCACGATTTTTGTAACCTCGCTTTTTGTATTGCGTAATCTTTAAATGAAACGCCTAAACGTTTCGCTAGTCTTTGCTCGCTTGGAGAAAGCTCCACTCGATTACTTGGTTTGCGTCCAGTCGATGTAGTGCGTGATGGTGAAGCAACGGTTTGGACGGGTTTTGTAGCTTCCACGTTGTTATCAAACTTATTAGGTAATTCCAACCTAAGTCTGTTATCTAATTCATTGTAATACTCATCTGAGTTTAAATCAAAACCTTCTGAAGCTAATTGTTCATGAATGGTCAAAGCTACAGTTGTAGCAACTCGGTCTTGATTGAACCAAGTGTTTTTAGCAGCCCATTCTTGAGCTTTTGGAGAAGGCTCCGCGTACTCTTGAACTTGTTGAGGTTGTTGTTGTTGTATTGGACTCTCAACTTCTTTACTTATTGCTTCATCATAATCTGATTCAAACTGGCTTCTTTGTTGAGACGCTTCAATATATTTCTTTTCGGCAATAGCAGTGCTCAATAATTCAGTAGCTCTTGCTATGGCTTCAGCATCGTTTGCCTCAACAGCCTGTTTGTGAGCTTGTTTAGCTAATTCAATAGTTGAATCAGTTTCGCTCTTACGACTATCAAACATAGTTTTTTCAAACGATTGCTTGGTCGCTTTTAATTTTTGATTCTCTTCTTCTAGCTGTTTAGCATATTGCACAGCCATAAGTTCGCGTCTTTGAAAATCTTTTGCTTGAGCAACAGCTTTGTTAATTCTGTTTTGTGCATAAGCAGCTTTCTTTTCAACTTCGCTTTTGTCTTTGTTTTCTTCTATTACCTTGTCACTGGTTTCAAAGTTTTCTTGAATAGTGTCTTCTTCAATAGATTTAAGTTCATCTTTGTTTTCTTCAAGATCGATGTACTTAGTTTCATCAGAAGCTTCTTGATCAGCTCTTTTACCAACTGGTAAAGCAGCTTTCTCTACTTGTTCTTCTGAAATATCTGGTAAAGAATATTCTTGTTCAGCCATAAATCACCTATAAAGTTTTAATATCATCTGGATCACTAATGGTGCCGATTACCTCGTCATCATTAATAATTCTTACCTCGTGATTGTCTTCTAAACGAAAGCGAGCTCCCGCATATCTGCCAATCAATACCCAATCTTTTTCTTTACACCAAGCCTCGCCTTCAAATTTATCTTCGTCTTTGTATGCAGTAGGACCTACTTTTAAAACATAGGCAACTACTGTAGCTAAAGATTCTCGATCTAAAGTAGATGTGGTTAAGTGTATGCCACCTTCGGTTATGCCTTTACCTTTGTAAGGTAAAACCAATATACGCCAGCCAGTGGGATCAGGCATTCTTTCAAGTAATGATTTATCTAACAATGTAGGATCTAAAACTCTGTCTTCAGTTTTGACATAAGCTTTATCTACATCTGACCTTGCTGCTTCTTCTCTTGCTTTTTTTCTTTCTTCTGCGATGTGGTTAGGAACTGATAGTTCGGTCATCGTTAATCCTCTTCTTGCAGCACTTCCCTTATTTCAGATTCCATGGTGCGAAGTGCTGTTAACTCACCAATATGAAATCTGTAATCTTCAACGGATTTTATATTACCTGCTCCTAATATTTCAAGTATATCTTCTTGTCTTTGTCTAATTTTTTTTAATAGCCATTCAGCTAAATTGAGATCTTCTGCCATTAATTTTTATGAGTATCTAGTTTTCTTCCTTCTGTTTGACATCACCTTACCACAACCTTTGTGGTATTTTCGTATTAGTTTTCCATCTTTAGCAAAAGTTTTTACATTAGTAGGTTTGCCTCCAGGATTACCAGCTGCACGTTTTCTCTTTACTGCGCTTCTTCTTTGTGCAGCTGTCATGCTTTTGGCTTTTGCTCGTGGTACACATTTAGGATATTTTCTTTTAGATTTACCTTTAGCAGATTTACGACCACAAGGCTGAAACTTACCATTCTTCTTTGGTGCACCGATATCAACCCAATCGCCTTTGGGTCCTTTACCAAACCATTCTGTTAATCCGCCACTAGGCTTTGCCATGTTTTTTCCTTATTGCTTTTTTTCCTTGTGCAAATATTTTAACTTGTTGAGTTTTTCCTGCAACTTTTGATCGTTGTTCACCCACAGTTAATATTTGTATCTTTCTAGCAAAAGGTTTTTTTATTCTCTTAACTTTAGCTACAGTTGCTCTTGCATCTGCAGGTGTAGCATATTTTATACTAACCGTATCTTTAGGATTCTCGTCGGTATATAAACGTCTGCCAGAACCTTTAGGTTTCTTGCCAGTGCCTTTTTTAGGATCTCTTTTTTTTCTAACTACCATAATTATCTCCAAGCTGGTCCTTCCATCCAAGTCACTAAACTTTTTCTAATTCCTTTAGTAACATGATTTACCTTGTGCGGTAAAAAAGAAGGAAAAATTAAAACTCTACCTTTTTCTCTTAAAATATTTTTATCAGGAGGATCTTTTAAAATATCATTATCAAATTCAAAATCACCTCCTTCATACTCATCTGAATTAGATAGCTGTATGGTCATACTAAGTTTTCTATCATACATTTCTCCACTGCCTACAAAACTATCTATATGTTTATGATAAAAACCTTTGTTAGCTGCTAAGTATTCCGTATATTGAATATTAAATATTCTTTCAATATCTAAACCGAAATACTCTCTATTAATATCAACAAATAAATTTGTGCAGAGATTAGTTAATTTAAGTGTATCTTCTGTACGCGGGTCCATCCAACGAATTTGAGATCTTCTAACATCTTTATCTTGTGTAGAATTTTTACCTATTTCTCCACCAACTACTCCAATCTCCTCTGGAAATCTCAATGCCATATTTTTTATATCTTCAATAATATTATCTGGCAATGCTTCAGGAAGCATAAAATAAAGACTTTTCATGTTGGTTAAGAACTTCTGTAACCGCCACCACGTTTTTTGTAAGTTCTAACTAACCAAGCGTTTGCATAAGCTGAAGGGTAAACTTTAAATTTACGTTTAGCCTCTGCTTTTACTCTAGCGTATAAAGCTGGATTAGTTGGTTTAGCGCCACTTTTCTTTTTAGATTTAGTAGCTTTGCCACCTTTTTTTAATTTTAAAGCACTCAAAGTTTTAGCTTGTCTAGCATGAGTTTTGCTAGCTTTGTTTAAAGCTTTAGATACTTTTTTTATTTTTTTCTTTACGTTTCTCTTGATAGTCATTTAACACTTCCACCTTCGTCTTGCTTGTCTTAATCTTGAATTAGGATTCTTAGCTGCTTTAGGAAACTTCTTCATTTGTCCAGCTGATCTAGCACAAAATGATTTACGTCTCTTAGCTGCTTTACTACCCTTCTTCACCTTGCCAGTTACGGCAGTTTTTAATTTAGAACCAGGGTTCAGCTTCCGATAAGCCTTGACTCCAGCTGCAGTCATACCTGCACCTTTTTTAGTAGGTCTAAAATTCTTTTTGTTACGCTTGGGCATTTTGCCCTTTTTGGTAGTTTTTTTGAGTTGTGATCTAGATATTGCCATAGTTATTTTAGGAGCTAGGGCCGAGGGGAGAAGATTGAAAACTAGGCCCTAGCCTTTTTAATCTTACCATATTCATTAACTTCCTCTATTTTTTATCTGTAACTCTGCTTTTTTAATTCTATTGCTAGAATCTAATCTATCACGACCTAAATCGTCTTTCATCTCGGCAATCGTTCTAGCAACACTTAATTTTTCTCTAGCTAGTTCTAATTGTTGCATGGCTTGCATAGCATCAAATTGTTGTTTAACTGCAAACTCTTGGCTCTTACGTTCTACGTCTTGAGCTTTAATATCTAATTCTTTATCACGCAAAGCTACCAATGGGTCTGCTGGTGGTACTGGTGGCATAAATGCCATATTGATTTGCGACATTAAACCAGCTTGAATTTGTGCTACATCTTTAGCGATTGCTTCAGCTATTTTTTGTTGTTGTGCCATAGCCATTTCTGGTGGCATTTCACTAATCATTTGTTGTATTTGCATAAACTCTGGGTCTTGCATATTTTGCATGTCCACTATTTCTGCAGCACGTAAAGCTACGTGTTGATAAACATGTGCTTGAATATTAGTCATGATGATAGGTTCAATCATTACTGAACTTGTTTGTGCTAATGAGATATGCACATTGATATGTGAATCATGATCTTGTCCAGGGAATGCTTGACAAGTTTGGCCTTTAATCAACAAAGCGTTTTCACTTGCTGGGTCAGTTGGCATTGGTTGTGGCGGTGGTGGCAATAACTGTTCTATGTTTTGCACACCCATAGCAGAATACATTCTGCGATATGCCTCATACATACCTTGTGTTCCATGAATGTTTGGATTTGAATTTACGACTTGTAATATTTCATTAGCCAACATAACACGCTGACTCATGGAGAAAATGTTTGGATCTGAAACTGGTAGTACATCTACGCGTTCATCAAAATCCATTTGTTTTATCATGCCGTCACCAGCAGAAGTCATGTAAGGATATTCTGGTGGTAAGTAATCAGCGAATACTTTGGCTAATAAAATAAATTCAAATCTTTGTGAAGAGTGCAATCTTTTATGGATTGCTGACATGACTTTGGTACCACGCTCTAGTAAAGCTACCGTAGTACCGACTGGCATGTTTTGATTAGCATCGCCGATTTGCATTTCAGCTAATGCTGCAAATTTTCTGCCACTATCTACTAAGGTACCGAGTAGATTAAGCAAAGTGCCTGACGGCTCTTTAAATGGCAGTGGTACAAAAGCGTCTCTGAGATTCCCGCCTGGAGCATCCATATCTCTGAACTCACCCGGCTGTAAAGGTTGGTCATCGTTTCTGATACGAATACCTCTAGCCTTAAATCCAGCTGGTAAGTTAGATAACGTGCCCGCGTCTATCAGCTGTCGCAAGATAGATGTTGACGCTTTTGATAACCCACCAATCATGTGAGTTAACCCAAATCCATAAAAACCTAACCCTGGTAAAAATTTATAATGCACAAAATAATTTATGCGTTTTTTTAATGGGTCGTTTTGTCTGTAGTTTCTTCTAATTGATAATACTTCGCTATTGGTAGTTGAAAGCGTAACTACATAAGGTAATTTAATTCCAGTAGGTTCGCCCTCTGCATCTAAATCTTCATAACCAGGAATATCCAAGTCAGTATGTATTTCATAAAGTTCACATTGATCGCTTTCACCATAACTTGGTTCCATGCCTTGTAGTTCATCTATCTCTTCTTGAATTTCATCAGTATCAGTGTCAATTAACATAGAGTCTGATATCTCTACATCACGATAAAATCCTGCTTTCTGTAATTTTTTAATATCGTTCATAGACATATCAACGACATGAGTAATTCTGCTGGCACTATAAATATCAGTTGTAGCATAAGGCACAACTAAATCTTCTGCCGGAATAAATCTAGAAACAGCACGACCTAAGTTTTGATCGTAATAAACTTTTCTAAATGCTGAACCAGATAATGGTAAATAAAATAATAATTGATCAGTTTCAGTATCGTATTCTTCCATGACATTCATCAACTGATAGTTCATAAATTCACGAACACGATCAGCTTGAGCTTCACTGTCTGGACTTTTAGCACCAACTACTTGAGTTCTTACTGGACCATTTGATGGCAGTATTTCTTTGTAAGCTTGTGCTTGAAACTGAGTAACTGATTCTGCTAAGAGTGGGTGCATGACGCCAGAGGCACCTTCAAAAGGTTGTGACCTTTCTTCGTAATTCATTCCTAAAGTTTCTAAACCTTCCTTGTAAGTATCTTCCCAACCTTGTCGTGAGGATTTGTCGGCTTCCACGGCGTCAACCAAATCGCTATAAATATTATCAAGCTCATCTTGCTCTAAATATTCAGCTAAGTTGTCATTGAATTGTTCGGATAAGTCTGGTGTTAATACCGAACCAAATGTTAAGGTGCCATCTTCCCCGCGCTCGAAGACAGATAAATCTATCTCGATGTCTTCTGGTACTTCGACGTTAATTGATTTATCTTTATTTTCTACATCTAAATCTATTAGATCTTCCGAACCTATTGCTTTGTCTATATCTGCCATTAGTGTAATACTCTTTCGTCTTTATCAAATATTTCATATAAGTCATCGTAAAGAGAAATTATATCTTGTAATTCCCCAACTACAGTAACTCCCATCTGTTTGGCTATATTTTCTGCTATTTCTGCGCTACTAGCAAATATATTAGGTCCTTCGTAAATTGTGTTCTCACCCTGCACTCTAAACTCAGTCAAATATATCTTCACTTTTGAGTTTTTTTGAGTCATCTACGTGCTCCTTGTCTAAGACTTTTTTAATTTTATCTTCAGCAGAGTTTAACAATTTTTTAGCATGGTTGCTAAGTTTTACTCCGTAGGCAAATGCTTCAATAGATTCATCAAGGCTGAGACCTTCTTGTTCTAAATAAATTGTAATCTTGTCAAGTTTTTTGACAGTTTCTTCGTAAGAGAAATCTTCAATCTCTTTTGACATAAAAAATTATTTTTTGTTTTCTTTGTCCTTTTTAGATTGAATAGCTGCAGCAGCTACTGCTGATCCACCAACTAAAGCTGCTCTGTTTCTTCTTTTTCTGGATCTAATCCTCTGAGAGTTTTTAATGAAATCTGAATAATCTCCAGTTCTTTTTGCCGCAGCATAAGATTCTTTTTCATTTTTTAGTTTTGGTTTGTAGTCGTCCCTTAAAATTTTTTTCTTTGCTTGTTTAACTGCTTGTTCTATTACAGATTTGCCTTTAGCCATTACTTCTGTCTCAAACCGTCTCTTTTACTTTTAATGTATTGAGCTAGAGTCATATTCTTTCTAGCTAAATCATCTTTGGTAACAGCAACGTATTTTTTATTGTTGTAAGTAAATTCCGTGCCCATACCTTTGTTTCTAGCAGTTCTAAAAGCTTTACCAAAGCCAGTTAGTTCTCCTGGTTTTGCTTGTTTAACTTGGTTTCTAGTTAATTGTTGAGGTTTCTTTTTTCCTTTACTCATCATAATTGGAGTGGTGGTTGCTATGGTACCTAAAGCAGCTAGCCCAGCTATTTGTGATCTTCTTTTGCCTCTAGCTAAAGCTTCTTTTCTTTTCTTCTCTGCAGCAGCTTTATTTTTTTTAATGGTGGCAGCTCTTTTTTGAGCTGCAGTTTTTGTTTGCTTAACTGCTTTTCTTATCTTCGCCATAATCTTTCACTCCTCTAGTAATAAGTTCGATTAATTGGTCCATTATCTTCCATAACTTCATCTGAATCAAGCGCTATGAAATTACCTTGTCTAAATCTCATCAAGGCTTGAGTCATGGAATCCACCAAGTCATCGTGTTCACTAAACGGAAACGAAGCACATTCTTCGATAAGTTCTTCGGCAAAGCCCATGTCTGGTGCCCAAACCATACCCGCTTCAAACATTGGTGCAACCGAGTGCATTCTAGTAACTTTATCGTTGCCTCGCGAGGGTCGGAAGTTAATTACAGGGATACCCATCATTCTGAGCTCTTGAGTCAAAGGAGTCCCGCTCGATTGTGCCTCAATCAAAACCATGTCGGGACTCCAGATTTGGTATTCGTCGTAGGCGATTGACTTAAGTTCAGGAAAATCCCAACGACCTTTTTTAGAATCTAAAAGAATTATTGAATCTGGAGCATCATCACCTGGACGAAACACACCCCAAGTAGTAATCGCTGAATAGTCAGCCGATTCTTTTTTGGAGAAAGCAGTATCGTAAGACTGAATAATATAATCAACTGGTGGTGGTTCTTCATCTTCCCAGATATTCCACCACTCTCTT